CCACGCTTCGTGTTCACCTTCTCGATGGTGATCTCGGCAGACATCGGAAACTCGTGGTTGGCCACCAGCGGCTTGACCAGGCCAGCATCGAGCGTCTTGTACTCAACGGTGCGCGAGCCCTTGTTTCGACCGCTGCGGGTTTCGAGCTCATCCTCGATGTGCAGGCAACCGCTATTGGTCTGCTTGCCATCGATCTCACCATCGAAGAACGAGGCGCCTTTGATGATCACAGTGAAGGTTTGGGTGAGTGCCATGGTGGTGCTCCTTTTTCAGTTGGCGTCTCTGACGCTTTGGGGTGGAGGAACTCGTGTAGCGCGAACTTCGCCAGGCGTGAGGGCACGCCCTCGACTGCGAGCTCATCGACCAGCCTGGCGTGATCGGGAGTCATGAGACGAAGCACGTGAAAGAAGCGACCGTAGGACGTTTTCACAGCGGCCTTAAGACGGCCGATGGTGATCTCGCCTTCGAGCTTCGTTGTGCGGATGCGTGCAGCTGCTGCATCAACGATGCGTGCGCACACCTTGTATTGCCCCGCGAAGTACTCCGTGGGACGCGTGATGATGTCGTGGGGCAGGACGCGATCGCGGTTGCCGAGCTCACACTCGAAGCGCATCCAGGGACTATCGACGTTGCCTAGCTGCTTGCCCTTCTCGTAAAGGCGGGAGTACTTGCCGTTGCCGCGCTTTCCCACGTACAGCGTGCGTCCGCCGATAGGATTGGCGTGGAGCCAATCGCCCTCGCATGAATGCTTGGGCATGCGACCACCGGCGTTGAACTCTCCAGCTCGGTACCACTCGACCGCGTCTTCGATGGTGTACTCGCCGTTAACAAAATCAGCAGCAAGGTCAACGCGAGTAAGACATGCACGAGTAGATGCCACCCACGAATGAACAACAGGCCAAAGATCGTCAGCAACGAGGCTGCAATAAGTTCCGTTAAGTGAGACATAGGCCCTGCCCCGCTGTTGCTCGCCGCCCCAGGCGATGACACCGACCGGGACAAACTTGTGTTCATGGAAGACGTACAGGAGCTGCGACTGCTTGAAGCCGTGCCGGCCATTGGCGGGCTCGGCACCAACCGTGCGGCCGCACCAGGTGGACAGGAGGTCCAGCATCATCGACATGAGGGTCGACTCATGCCACTCCGTGAAGGTGAACGACAGCCAGTCGATCACCGCCCTGCCTGCGTTTGGACTTTCCCCCCCTGTTAGTAGCGGGGGGCAAGCGAAGGCGTCCGTCTGCCCGTGCGCGCTCCGCGCGCCCGCACAGCCGCCCACCTCCGCCTCAACATCCAGAATCTCGCCGGTGGCCATATCCACACGCATCACAGGCACCCGAAGCAAATGAATTGACCAGCAACCCAAACGATCGCTGCACACACCGCGAGGCCGAGCACAGCGCCGACCAGGTCCATGATTTCCCATTCGTTGTTCATCAGACGCCCTCCTTCATCCAGCGAACGAGCGAGAAGACGGCGACCACAACGCCGACGATGATGAACAGGCCGAGCGCGAGGCTCACTTCGGGAGGGAGAGGCGCAACGGGATGGGCAGGCTCTGACGGCGTGCCTGCAGCCAGACCGAGGAGAAAGCCGACGAGGAATTCCATCAGCGTGCGCCTCGCACGGGATAGATAACCGTCGCGTTGTAAGCCAGGTCAGCAATGCGACGAGCTGCGGGGCACCGCCCATTCTTGATCTCGCCGTTCTGCATGCCGCGCACGAGCTGCGCCTGGTGAATGAGCTGAGCTCGATGGGGATGCGCGTGGCCGCCGAACAGATCCAGCTGCCTGTGGTCTCTCTGCTGCATCGTTTACCCCCTGCCCGGTTACCGGTTATATTTCGCTCTGATTACGAGCCGTAACTTGTTTACAGGCCGTAACCTACGTTACGAGCCGTAACCTTGTCAAGAGCAGAGGTGCTTAAATGAGAGTTGAAAAATTTTTAGATGCCGTGATCGAACGACACGGACTGAAGAACGACACCGCTCTAGCCGAGCTGCTCGGCATCAACAAGAGCGCAGTCAGCCACTACCGAACTGGCCGTCGAACGATGGACAACGAAGAGTGCCTGCGCCTGGCGCAACTGCTCGACATGGACAACCCCATGCCGATCATCATGGCGGCGGACATGGACCGCGCTGAGCGCCAAGGACAGCGCTCACTGTGGGAAGTTTTTTCACCGAGGATGGCGCATAGCGCGACGGCTGCCATCCTCGTGCTGGTGGCCGCAGGTGTCACAAATTTTGTGACCCCCCCTTCCACCCAAGCCAATAGCCACGCCATTGCAGCGGGCCAACGCTTTGCATTATGTAAAATTGTGCGTCGACTTCGTGACCGTCTACAGCAGGCGCTGCGTGCAATCCAGGCACGCGCGGAACCGGCACCCGCGTGACCGGCAGCACATCAGCAAATCCAGCACCTCCCTCTTTGAAACGCCTGCATCTAGCAGGCGTTTTTTCTTCTTGGCGATCCTTCGGTAATAGCGGCGCCTCGCCGCGTCTTGTATGCCACGGCGCAGCGTTCGGATATGCCAGTACAAGTGCCTGATCTCCCGCGCCAGCGCCCGAACCTCGATCTCGGACACTCAACCCCTGCGTGTTATTGTTGCGTCGATTTCACAGCCTAGGCGACGAAATGCGCACAATCCTACCGCTCCTCGTTTGCGTGGCCATCCCCACGGCAGCAGCAGGCCACGATTTCGTCAACAAGTGCGTGGTCAAAGGAAAGACGGTCTATACCGACCATCCGTGCACAGGCGCGATGCAACGAACAGCGCCCGAAAACGACACCTCGCAGGTCAAAACCATGCGCAGGCTGACGGATGAGGAACACCACCAGCTGCAGAACGAAGAGTCGATGAAAGAAGCCAGGGCAAAAAGCGGCTTGCATGGGGATGGTCTGCCACCGAGCCTGCTTCGAGACCCGCGCTAGTGATACCCGCTGCTCGGTCCCGCCAGCCGCACTAGCCGTGCGACAACCGCCGGAGCTCCTGCCCACGCCCCACCTCTACCGCCTGGTCATGGGCGCGGACACTCCCGACGCTAGAGACGGTCAGGAAGGCGCAGAAACGGGCGTAGGGACCTGGCCAGGCACGTACCCTGCCGCAACCCCCGGCGAAGGCGTGGAGCCCTTCACAGCGGCTTCCTCCTGGCTCTTGTGCCGAGGGACCTCGAAGTCAACGAACAGGCCGCCGTCTTTGACGAACGAATGGCACACCTCTGGGGCGGTGGCCAGCTTCACCTTCTCGAAATAGCACGTGCAGTTGTCCTTGCCATCGATGACGATCTGAATGCAGCTCGTCGGCACTGGCACATACACCGCCTTCTTCGTGAGCTCGTCATACCTGGGCGCTGTCCAGGGCATGCCCTGAAGCCGCGGCGTGCCTTCGGCCAGCTTAAGCTTCAAGACTTCCTCGGGCGTCAAAGCCTTGACCTGGACCGCACCAGGTGCACCCGCCCCACCCTGACCTGGCTTGTGCTTGTCTCCGCCCATCAACGTACCGGTCATGAAGGAGTAGATGCCCCAGCCGGCCAGACCCAACGCACCGACGAGCATGCCGATCACCTTCCAGGGCAGCTTTGCGTGATGCGTGTGGAGCGTGGCGGACCGGTATTGCTCGTAAAGCTTCTTGGGGTAGTTGAAGCGATGCGAGATCGCATCCTTCTTTGCCGATGCGCCCTGTGGGTTGTCCGTGCATGCGGTCCAGCGAAAAATCGTCGCATACGGCAACCCGAACTGCCGCACCACGTGGTTATGCTCGCCCACCAGGCGGCGCACGTGGTTATCGATCAGGTTCGGATGCTGCGTGATGAGAAACACATCGAAACCCTTGTGCCGGTGAGTCTCGAACTGACTGACCTTCTCGGGCACAGCCTTACCCGATGCACGCGGCGGAAACACACGCTGGCACTCATCGATCACAATGATGGAACCGTCGGGGCACTCGAACCATTTCTCAGGATCTGTGAGCTCCTGGTGCGGCAGCTTGAGATCGGGAATGCCGTTCACGTAGACGGTCCGCCCTTCCTTCTGTGCAAGCTCCCAAGCGGCGTGCAACGAATACAGCGTCTTGCCGTTACCAGGCAAACCGGTGTTGAGATAGATCATGACTTGGCCGCCAGGAAGAACTTCGTGATCGACCCATCAGACCCGAGGCCGTTCATCACCAGGCGGATGGCGTACGCGCTCAAGATCATGTTCACCGCGACACCGAGCCCGAGCGCGGACATGAAACCGGTGTACTGCGACAGCTGCGTCAGCCCGCCGATGATGTATTGCTTGATCGACGAAAACAGTTGATCGACGCCCATGAACGTAATGCCGCCCATCCCAAGCGAGGCGAGTCCACGACGCACCACACCATCAGTGACCCACAGGATCACGCCAGCGATCTTTTCAGTCAGCCAATCCATTGCTCACCTCAAAGGAAAATGATCGCCAGGCAGATGAACGACGCCGTGGCGAGGATGAACGCCCGAATCATCGGGATTTGGTCGTACAGCGGCTGTAGGTCGAGCGTGAAGCTCTGACCTAGCGCTGTGAACGTAGGATTCGGTGGCAACGCGCCGCCACCCAACAGGTCATCGGTATTCAGCATGCTGCCGATCGAGCGAGTACCGCCCTTCTTCATCGGATCAGCGACGGGATCGTTCCCAGCAAGCACCTTGGCGCCGAGGTCTCGCACCGCATTGCTGCTGTTGAGATCGCACGAGTCCTGATAGACACGCTTGGCGATCGCGCACTGCACGACATCACCATCACAGCTGAACCCAGCTGAGCAATCGCCACCCCACGAACCTTTGCTCTTGCACTGGGGATCCTCTGGATGCTCTGCGCAGTACTGCTGCTGCGGCTGTGTGGTCGTAGTGGTACACGTACCGTTCGCAGCTACGCCACTGGCAGCACCAGGGCACGGCATGTTGCCTGTAGGCGAGCTAGCACCACCGCTACCAGTGGTAGTGCCAACAGTCACGGTCGTGGTCGTGCACGTGGTGCCATCACACGTAGTGCTGGTGTTCGTGGTGGTGGTGCCGGTGCCTGGATTAGGTTGCACGCCACTGGCAGGAACGCCACTAGCAGGGCCGGGATCAGTGGTGTTGGTGGTAGTGCCACCGTTGGTCTGAATCGGATAGTCGATACACTTCAACACACCGTTCACAGTCCCCGAGTACTGCTTGTCACCGCACTGCTTGGGAGGGTCACTCGGCGAAGGCGTCGCAGCAGACGGTGTCCCGGTACCATCACACGCGTTACCGGTGGACTTCAATCCTGTGTACTGCGCGGGAAAACCTCCACTCTGGCCGGGCGTCGCCCCGGTCCAATACGACCCATAGGTGTAAGCACACCCGCCAACGCACACCTGCGGATTCAAGATCGTCTGCGTGGGACTCGTGCCATTCGCAGTATTACCACCCGGTGCGGACTGCCCGACGGCTGGGCAATTAGGCTTCGGCTTCTGGCAGGTGCCATCCGGTTGCAACGTATAGCCAGGAATACATGCACTGTCCTGATACACACCAATGTTGCACACCCCGCCGCACTGGTTAGGATCGGACGGCCAATGCCCTTTGCAAAAGCCACTAGCGCCGTCATAGCCATCAATCACCATACCCGGATACGCAGCAGCAGCGTACGCAGTACAAGCCGCCACAGGCGAGTTGCCGGAGAAATTCCCAGACCACCAAAGATGACCGTTCGAGCCATCAGACGACTGAGCACTAGCCAGACCTGAGCAGAGTGCAAGCAACAGCGCGATGAGCCAGAGCTTCACCGAAACAGTATCCAGAACGCGCCCAGCAACGCGATCAACACAATCCAGCCTTCCATGCATGTCTCTCCCCTTCGTTAACGAAAAAGGGGCGCCTAGGCTGCTGGCGCCCCTGTCACGACGGTGACCGCGATCAGCCCTTGCGGGTAAGGCGGAAGATCAAGCCAGCGACCAGGATCAGCGCCAGCACGCCGACGATGGCCGTGGCCACGCTCTTGACGTCGCTGCCGCCAGACGTGATCGACGTGGTTGCAGCCGTCGTGTCGATAGCACCGCTACCGCTGCTTTGCGCGTAGACCACCGGCATCAGCATCAGCGTGGTGACACCAGCTGCAGCTTGGCGACCATAGCGACGAGCGAGATTGATGGAGTTCTTCAGCATGATTTCTTCCTTTTTCAAGCGTTGCGATTACGAAGGGTTTCGAACACGAGTCGTGCGGTGTAGGCCAACGCCCACAGCCCCACGATCGCGCTCGCCAAATCAGCACCCTGCTGCACGGTCAGGCTCCACCATGGCGGCGAATCCTGGACCCACATCAGGGACTGGGTTGGACAGTCCTGCGCCGTGTTGCCAGGTGGCTGCACGGTGCAGACGAGCTTGAAGGTGCTCACGCGGCCTTCTTGCTATCGATGTTTGGATTACCCGCGACGCGGCCCAGGGGCTTGATCGCAGTAACGATGTCACCGGTGCCACGCTTCGTGTTCACCTTCTCGATGGT